GAAGGTGGTTTAAGGGCCGTCTTAAATGCGATGCGCTTTTCCGCCGCCGATGAAAGCATTGCGGCGTTTCTGAAGAAATACGATGCGATTCCGGCCGGTGATCGCGGACATGTGCCTTGGGAAGCCATTGCGCTTTCCGCCAAAATCGATCTTCAACGCCTGACTGGAGCAATCCTGTTTGCCATGCAAGCAGCTTCCGTGAATACCGTCAAGGTCATTGCGTTGAGCGCTCATCCACTCATCATGCAGAAAACAATTGAATTTGCCCAAATGCCCGGCGGGATCAAAGACCGGAACACAATGCACCAGGCGCTGGGCTTTCTACCGTCTCCGAAGGGGCCGACGTTTATCGGCAAAGCAGTTTTTGGGCCGGGAAGCAGCAAGGAAACGGAAGGACCAGTTGATGCAACTGTTTTCGATGGCGATGATGATATTGACGAACTGTTTCCAGCGCCAAGTGACATGCAGGAAAAGCTGGTGCCAATCCGGCAGCGGCTATTGGAGACATCATGAAGATTGTATTTCTCGATTTTGACGGCCCCATTATCCCTGCGCAGTCGCATATCCCTGAGCGGCCAATAACAATGAAGGCGTGGCCAGCTTCTGTCGAGGCGTTGAATCGCATTACGGACACGACTGGCGCCGTCCTTGTAATCAGCAGCAACTGGCGCTCGGACGGTCTGCATAAAATGCAAGCGCTTCTAAAATCCTGGGGCGTTACCGGCAAGGTGGCTGGTGCAACGCAAATTCTTTTCCAGAAGGCAAATGGCATTTGGCAAGCTGCTTCACGCGGAAAAGAGATTGCCGAATATCTGCATGGCAAGAAGAACGTCGAATCCTTTGTGATTTTGGATGATAACCGTGACATGGATGAGCTGGAGCCCTACCTGATCCAAACGCCATTCGACGTGGGACTGACAGAGAAGGACGCCGATCGAGCCATCGACATGCTGACACGTTCCCGCGATGTGCGGCTGGCATAAGTCGGCAATAGGTCTTGACAAGAAAATGAATCGGGCATACATCTAAAGCAATCACCGAGACACATGCCCCCCTCCAGGGAACAAGCAATGGCTCAAGACCGGAAATGGCCTTGGGCCATTTCTGTTCTAAGTCACTTCCAAGGAGGAACATCATGGCAAAGCGTAAGGGCAAGCAGATCTACACACCAAAGCTTAACCACCTGAAAAAGCAGACCGCGCGTGTGAAGCATCTCGGCAAGCGGGCCAGCAAGACAATCGCCGTCAAGGGATAACCCTGTAGCGATATAAATTCGTCTTGGGACTGCGGAATGTTGGAGATCAATGTATTCCGAGAAGATCATTCTTCGGAACCTGGACGAGTTTGCCGCGCGTGAGGGGTGGATGCCCGCTCCTCATACGTTCGATCAAATAGAAGAATTCAAGCATTACGTCGACTCACTTACCAAAATTGAATCAAACTCTCGCAGCTCCTATGTCACCCTGATGCGGCCGATCACCCAAAAACGCCGTCAGGAAATTTGGCGCTGGATCGAGAATGAACAGGCGATGTGTGGGCTCGATGCCGGCTACTTCGAGAGCCGTTACGCCTACGTCTGCAACGAAAAAGGCGAAATCTTCAAGTTCCAAAATCGTAGATCGCAGGAAATCTTCGACTCCGTAATTGCTGGTTTCGACGAACTGCAAGTGGCTATTGAAATCCTGGTGATCAAAGCCCGGCAGGTCGGCATCACGACCAAAACGGCGTTGAAATTCCTTCACCGCCTCTTGTTCATTCCCCATACGCAGGCGGTGATGGCGTCCGTGCAGTCGGATAAGTCCGAACTGATCGGACGCATTCTGGACATTGCCTACAATCGCTGCCCATGGTGGCTGGTGCCGCGGAGAATGCCGAAGGGCGCCTTCGAGAACGGTTCCGTGCTTTCCATTCAGTCAGGTATGCAGGCCACCGGCATTGCCCAGGGGTGGACACCGACCTGTATTCATGTGTCGGAGATCGCCGATATTCCCAAGCCGGAGAAGGTGATTGAAGAAGGTCTGTTGCGCGCTACGCACTCTTCAAAGAATCTGTTCTTGGTTTTTGAAGGAACTGGTGGCGGCAATACCGGCTGGCTGGCAAATACTTGGCGTAGCGCCAAGGAAGATTGGCCGAAGGGCCTTTCCCGGCTATGCCCTATCTTCATTCCCTGGCCGATGGCGACCGATCTTTATCCAGAAGCGGATTGGATACGGAAATTTCCTGTTCCTGAAGACTTCATGAGCAAACGGCAGGAGATTACGCGCAAGCATGTGTTGCGCTGCGAACTCTATATCCGCAACACTCCATATCTGTCCAAGGTCGTCGGCACGCATTGGAACATGCCTGTCGAGCAGCAGTGGTTCTGGGAGTTCAACTATCTGCAAGCTTGCAAGAACCATACGCAGAAAATCTGGCTGGCACAGATGGCCGCCGATGACTTTGAAGCTCTGACTGGCTTGCATGACAGCGTGTTCGACGCGGAAACCATGCAGGAAATCGAAAACAACGTTTATGAACTGCGTGGAGACACGCGAGAAAGAAAGAAAGAAGTACAGGTTTATGCCATTACGGGTGACTCGATTGACGATGGCTTTGAACCCAACGAAGCATTTATCGATGAGGAGAAACCGCGTATTCGCGTGAACTGGGAGTCTGATCGGGGCCAACAATACGATTGGGTTCTAGTTCCGCTTTTGCCAATTGACGAAGACAAGGAACCTGACTCGTTCGACAAACTGCTGGTCTACGAAGCGCCGACGCCCGGCGCCAGCTACAGCTGCGGAATCGATACGGCTGACGGTCTTGGCGGCGAGGATGAAGATCGGACCGTCGTGTCGATGACTCGGAACAGGTTTGGCGACGAGTTCGATTACCAAGTGGCCGAACTGACATCGAACCGCATCAATTCCGCGCAGATTGTGGGCTTTGCCGCTTGCATGGCTGCCTGGTATGGAGAAAATGCGCGTGATGCGCGCGGCGTAAAGTTCTGCGTGGAGCAGATCGGGAGACCGGGCGATACATGCCAGCACCAGCTGAAGCTGATGGGCTTCCATTGGCATCACATTCCACGGCGCTACGACAGCAAGAAGATCAAGGACAATTCCACCAAAAAGCAGGGCTGGTATTCCAATGTGTGGAGCGTGCCGATGCTAATGACGCGCTTTACGGAAGCTGTGAATGGCGGCTGGTATCGGCCGGCATCCAAATGGCTGATTGAGGAATTGAAGACGCTGGAACGGCATGAAGCCGCAGGCCGTGTTTCCAAGTTGGAGCACCGCAGCGGCCAGCACGATGATCGTGTGCGCGCGGCGGCGCAATCTTACTTTACCGCGCACGACTTTGACATCCTGGCGGATCGTTCCCAAGCGCAAAAGCGTTACACGTTGCCGGCAGATCGAACACCACCGCTGAACAAGTCTGTGTGTTCCGTGAATATGGTGTCGGTTGGCCGGATGGATTGGTAAAGGGGGAAGACGATGAAAAGTTTTGGCTTGCAGAAACGGAAAAAGCGGAGTTTGACGTTACGAACTCCGTGGCTGCAATTCACGGTGTCGTTTGGCAAAGAGGCGGCACAAGCAGAATCAAGGGACGAAACTGTTTCTTCCTCTGACGATCAAAATTGGTTTGAAAAACAAATGGAAGCAATTCATCTGGGAGAGCGTTCACATCCAGTCATGATGACTGCCAGAGAACGGCACATGGAATCCGCTCGTGTGATTAAAGGACTTGATTGGAGCAAAGGGTGTACCGATCCGCATGGCGTCATGGCGGGATTTGAGGCCATTCTTGGCAGTCATTTTGCACATGCAAGAGGCTGCGCCATTGAGTTTCCGCTTGAATTTACTGAAGCAGAACTTCGCCAGATCATCCAGCAAGAAGTGAACGGAGCTAAAACAAATGAAAATCAGCTTTAGCGACGAAAAGAAACCGGAGCAATGCTCTCGCAGCGCCACGTGGGCAACGCGCTGGTTCTCCGTTACGCTGGATTTTGGCGTGACGCTGCGCGGCGAGCGCGATGAATTCGATCTGCCGACACTGCGGCGAGGCTGGGGATTGACTTTTCAATCCGGTAAACAGCCGTTGAAACGTACCAGCGTGATGCCTAAGCGCAACTGGCTCTATTTCTCGACCAAACATCCGGCCTACATCAAGGAACGCAAGTATTGGACGGATCTAAAGCGCAATTTCGAGGAGAATTCACGCGCAATTCTAACCGGCAAGCGCAAGCATCCGGCGATGATGACCTACATGGAAAGACATCAGGCCACGGCTGAAATTGCGCGAGAGATGAAATGGAGCGCAGGGTTTGTCCGGGCCATGACAACACCGATGGTTCAGCGCGCCCTATTGAACGGTGGCCATGTCACGAACGAATGGGGAGATGAAGTGCTCCTCAGCCAAGCAGAAATGAAGCAACTGGAAGGTGTGGATTTAAAACAAGCGCGTCTGAAGTGGGAGGGAAATTCTCCGATGCATATGCAGCTCACAAAAGGCGATTTAAACGACGAGGCAAGCCAGAGATGAATGCGCAACTGACAACAAAGATTGTTTATTGGCTGGACACACTGAGCGGGCAGATCAAGATGGGTTTGCCGGAAGAGTATCCCGCGCCGGATTACCACGAGAAGATTGTCTGTAACTCGGCGCACGAAGCTGAGTTGTGGTCTGAAAAAATGCGGCAGCAGGAAGCCCATAGGCAGCGGATGGAAGATGCGGAGCGGGAAGAAGTCGAGGGAAGAATACGGCGGCAGCAGCGCGATCACATTTACCACCTGATGGCCAATGCGCGGAACAACGTGAACCGCGAATTCCTGCGTCGGCATTTGGAACTCTATGACAAACGCGCTGACAGAACGCAGATGCATACGGAAAGTTATCTGCACGCGGAGGCTTACGAGAAAGGCCGGTAAGATGCGTAAGTTATGCGCAATGTTGAAATTGGCGTAGACGTGTAGACAAAATATGCCTACTATGCGCTCATAGCCAGGGACTCACCGAGGAGAAACGGGCGATGTGTGGAACTGCAAACCGTAAATTGGCAAGTACCGAAGTTTGAATCTTCCCCGAGTTCGCGTGTCGGCTGGGTTGAGGAACAGATTCAGGAAGGTGAAGGCTTCCTGGAAGGTCAGTCGTGCTACAAAAACCTGGGCACGAACATGCGCATCTTCGATGCCATCTTCAGGGACAAGTCGCGCTCGATTCTGGTCACCAATGATCTGAAATACGATATTCGGAAATTTTGCGAGACACTGTCCGAAGTAAGGGAAATCGCCGGTTATGGATCGGATATTCCAGCCTTCAAGCAGATGGCGGAGATGCTGACTCGCGTTTCCAAGTGCGTTTACCTGGAATCCGATTTTCCCTACCAGATTTTGAAGGTTTTGCAGTATGCCAGCGTCACGGGCATCGGCTATCTGTGGCCAAAAGTACGAGCGGATGAATATGGCTATGGCGAGCGCAAGTTGGTTTTTGACGCATTGGGACTTCTAGACGTGGTTCCGGTACAGATCCCAAAAAGCAATGACGTGCAGGATGCTTATGCCGTCACCATTTATGACTACATGCCGATTGCGGAAGCGCATGGTCGTTTTCCTCTCTTCCAAGGCCAATTACAAACAGTAGGACCGCGGAGTTACAAAACACAGGTTCAAGCGCGCCGGATGGATTACGCGGAACGCTTCCGTTACGGGGAACAAGGACGAAGTTTTGGCAACCTCTACACGGAGATCCGCTACACGTTTGTTCGCGATTTGCGGATCAACGCGCCGATTAACGGCCAAGGGTATGAGTTGCCCATGGGCGATCTTGGCACCAGCTGGTTCTACAAAGTGCCGTATGTCGGACAGGAAATATTCGGCGGGATGCGCAACGGGCAACCCTTTATGCGCCCGGCGACTGTAGAAGATTGCCGCGTCTATCCAAATTTGCGGCTTATTATCACATCTTCCGGGCTTGATCGACCGATGTATGACGGCCCAGCTTTCGACTGGGACGGAAAAATGCCGGTGATCCAATACACCGTCGATGATTGGGCATGGGAACCGCTTGGCCGTTCCCTAGTCGGCGACGTAGCTTCGATTGAAACCACGACGCGCAAGATCGAACGCAAGATCGACGACGTGATCACCGTTACTCTGAACCCGCCGATCGGTTACGACCACACGGCGACGGGTGGCCCCAAAATTGAGCATTTTGACATTTTCGACCAGGATGTCCGGTACGGAGTTGACGGCAAGCCGAAAGAAATTCTGCAATCCTTGCTGCCAGAGGAAGTTCGTGTTGACAATACGCATTTTACCTTCCTGAAGTATCTGAAAGATGCCAAGCAATCACAGCTTGGACTGACCGACTTGGGCAATCTTCAAAACATGAAGATGAACATTGCCAATGACACGGCCGACAAAATGCTGGAATCAATCGGCCCGATTGCCAAGGGCATTGCCGCACGCATCGAGAAAGGCAATAAAGCGGTTGGATACCGCATGAAATTCCTGATTCTGCAATGGTTCAATGTGCGCCGGATTATGGAATACGTGGGGCCCGATAACATTGCGCGCGAAGTCTTTGATTTCAACCCCGATGATCTGGTTCCTAGCCATTTACCGGATGAAATGGTTGGCGGCAATTTCCCGGAATCGCCTTCACAGTATGACCAACTTACACGAGCGCGCTGGTTTGCCAAGCAGATTCGGCTAGTGTCCGTGCCAAGCACCTTGCTCAAAATTACGCAGATGCAGGAGCAACTGAAGTATCTGCAACTGAAGCGCGGTCAGGCGCCAATTTCTTGGGCGACAGTCATGAAAAAAATGGGGGTTGAGAATTATGGGGAAGCACCAGGCAACACCGAACGCGAAAAGTGGTTTAACGAGGAGCTGGAAACACAGAAGCTGCAAATCCTGGCGCAAGCTCAGGCAGCGCAATTGATGAAGCAGCTCGGCGTCGAACCGCAGCAGGGCGCACCAGGAAAAGGCAAAGGGGGCGGTAAAGGCGGCGGCGGAGACAAGGGTGGCGGCGGCGGCGGTCGAGAACCGTCAGGAGGAAAGGCGCCCAAACTCAAGCAAAAAGGCGCACAGGGCGGAACCCCGCGCACGACAGTGACCGAGAGTTAAGGAGACGAACATGCAACCAGTAATCAAAATCCAAAAGGATTTTTTCGAGACCGAAGCCAGCATGGAGTTGCCCACTGATGTTGGGCAATTGAACGAAATTTTGAAGGGGATCAAGTCAACCGGAAAAATGCAGGTTCAATACAACCAGGGTTCCGTGCAAGGGGTCAATATCACCATGCACACCAAGATTCCTGAAGCCCAAGCAAGCGAAATCCGGTCATTGCTGAAAATCGGCGACAAAATTTTGTAATTAGGCCTTGACACGAAAAAAGATTCGGCCTACAGATGTAAAAGAATCAACCGAGCGACATGCCCCCCCTCCTTGGGGAATCAGCAATGGCTCAAGAACCGAAATGGCTCTTGGGCCATTTCTATTTTGCACCCAAGGAGAAATCACATGGGAAAGCGTGGAAGAAAAGTTAGCGCATTGAAGGCAAGTCACCTGAAGAAGGGTGGCCGCAAGGGCCGTCGCAAGGGCGGAAAGAAACGCAGCAGCATCAAGGCGTAGTTAGCCGTTCCCCAACGGCAGCTTAGCCGCCGTTGGGGACCTCACCAGGAGATCCAATGGCTACAGCTTCACAACCAATGCCAGATCAGCAAGGTCAGGGTGCGCCAGCTCCAGGTGGCGGCGCTCCATCGACACCGCCTGATCAAGGCGCACCCGATCAAAATACGCCGCAGCAACCGGGCGCTTCCTCTCAGGCACCTGCGAACCCCATGCAGATGCTGCTTGCGCGCTGGTATCAGACGGTCAAGCAAATGGCCGCTTCCGATCCGCGTCTGGCTTCGGGCGCCGAAAAAATCGCGCAGGGAATTCAGGAGATGCAGACCGCTTTGGTCAGTCCTCCGCAGCCCACCCCTGTAGGTCAACAACCGCAATATTAACGCTTCGGGAGAATACACGAAATGCCGACTGTTCAAGAGGTTTTAAAACAATCCGGGTTGACTGACGAGCAGATCACCGCGCTTGATGCGAAGGCGATTTCTGCGTTTACCGGGGTTCTTACCACCGCCGAACAGGAACGGCAGGCCGCACAGCAGGCCGCTGCAAAAGCGGAGCAGGAAAGAAAAGCCGCAATGGAATCGGTCGAAAAGGCCGAACAGGAACGGAAGGCCGCAGCGGAAGCGCTCGAAGCGCAAGAAGTTCGCAAACGCAGCAACGACCAATTTTATGAAGAAAGCATCGTGCCGGCGCTAAATAACTGGGGCAATGAAAAGACCCAGAAAGACGCTGAGCTGGCTTTCTACAAGACACAACTGGAAAGCGCAAAGGCCACCGGATTCATTCCGACCGAAGCTCCCAACTATCAGCCGCAGCCAGCCGCCGCACAAGCCGCACCGCAACGGGATGCGCAGGGCCGTTATATCGCCGGCGCCCAAGGTGGCACGCCAGGCAGCCCAACTTTCACGATGGAAGCCATCGATCAGCGCTTGGGCAACGGCATCAGCAATATTGGCTGGGCCATGCAGGAGTACCAGAGATTGACCGGTGGCCAGTTCCTTCCCGATTCCTTCGACAAGTTGGCGGAAGAAGCCACCAATTCGCGGTTGCCTTTCCGCGATTACGTGGCGCGGAAGTACGATTTTACTGGCAAGCAAGCTGAGATTCAGCGCAAGCAGCAAGAAGAACACGATACCAAGGTTCGGCAAGAAGCCTCAGCGCCTTTTGAAGCAAAGTTGAAAGAAGCCGAAGCTGCCAAGCAAAAAGCGATTGAAGAAACTGATCGCAAGTGGGCCGAAAAGATTGGTTCCAACCCTGACGTGCATATTGCGCAGCCCAGCCGGTTCGCCGATGTTGCGCGTGCAGTCAAGGCCAACGAACGGCCCGATCCGTTGAATTTGAATGAACAGCAGCGCCGGCAGGCAACATCGCAGGCAATTCGGCAGGAAGTTGTCGAGCACGGGCAAGAAGTAGCAGCCTAGCTCCGCAGCAGTTTTGGAAAATCAATCGAGACGCATGCCCCCCTTCAGGGAATCAGCAATGGCTCAAGACCAGAGATGGCTTGAGCCATTTCTATTTCATTCTCAAGAAGGTGTCCAGTGCCAACCGATCCTCTCTATAACGAAATCGATGCGTCGAACCTGGAAAGCGTCCGCAAAAATGTAGTCTTCAACAACCTGTTTGTGGATACGCCATTTCAGGCCAAGCTCCGCAGGGCTGGTGTGTGGGATGAATTCCTCGGGGGCGCCGGCATGATGGAAGGTATTCTCTACGGGCGCACGCAAGGCGCCGCAGTGAATCCCGGCCAGACGGTCACCGTGACCCGCCAACAGATCAATACCGGCATCAAGTTCCTGCCGAAGGCGTATGCCACATGGTATCCGCTGGACGACTGGGAAATGGATGACGGCTCTGGCACGGGCGGCGTGATCAACTCCGGTCCGTCAAAGATCGTGGACGAGTACCAGCTCTACATGGAAGCCATGGTGATGACCATGAACACCATGCAGGAGATGGATTCCTTCCGCCATGGCCAGCCTTCTTCCGCCACGGTTCAGGATGACCGCGTCAAGGCCATCAACGGCTTGGACGAAGCCTTGAACAACGGCATTGATCCTTCCGTCTTTGGCAACACCTATGTGAACTACGGCGGCCATGCGCGTAACGGCAATATCGGCATGGCCCTGAACAGCACGCCGCTCTACTTGGGAACGCCAACCGGCGGCACTGGCCAGATTGACTTTGCCGCGCTGATGCAGTTGTGGTCGCAGTGCAAGGTGACGGGTGGCAATCCGACGCTGGGCATCACCAACGTTTTCGGGTTCCGCGCCATCGCCGTTGCGCTCGATGCGCAGCGCCGCGACATTTCGAATACCAAGCACGATATCAAGTGGGATGGCCTGAACTTCAACGGCGTCGACATTTACGCCGATCCGCTGGCGCCCTCGGCTCAGGCTCAGAACTTTATTGAGCTGGCCCCGGCGAACGGCGCGGCAGGCAACACAAATCTTCAGGATGGCGTTGGATCAAGCACGACCACGGTAACCTTCACGACTCCGCAGTTCACCAAGAACGGCGCGCCAGTGGCTGTTTCGCCGACTGGTTCTGGATTGCCTTCCAACACCACGATTCAGCCTTCCGAAGTGATCTACTTCCTGGAGCCGGAAAGCTTCAAGATCCGGCCGACCAACAAGAAGGGCTGGAACTTTGGTCTGCGCCGCGCACCGATGCCGAATAACGTGAGCATCGACGCCTTGTTCATGCGGTTGGGCACAAACCTTTACAACGTGCAGCCGCGTCACAGCAATTACGCTTTTGGATTCTCGGCATAAGGAGAAAACGATGCCTTTTCAACCAATTCTTCCAACTTGGCTTGCGTGGAATAACGCTAACTTTACTTCGCCGACGGGAATCACCGATAACCGGACCGGCCAGCCCTTTGGAGCTGGTGGCCTGAATCTTGGCGACTTTTTCGACGCGACCAACGAGGAAGCAGCTAGCGCTTCCTATACGACCAACGGCCTTCTGTATTCCGGCCGGTATCGCTTGATCCGGGTAGATTCGGGCGCGACTGCGGCCAATGTGAAGACCGGCACGGTCGGCTATCTCCGGGCCGGAAGCACCGTCAAGACCGTTGTAATTACGGGTGCTGGTTCCGGCCAGACGGCGGGCACTTACACCGTTGCAGCCAATTTCGGAAATGGCGGCTCCGGCGCAGTGATTCAGGTTGTGGTCGGCTCGGCTGGTACGGTGATCTCGGCAACTGTGCTGCAGGGCGGATTCAACTATACGGCACCTCCGACTTTCACCCTGGTTACGGGTGGCACGCCTGGCACGGTGGCAGCGCAGTTGAACACCACGCCGAACTTGGTGACCAGTTACGACATAGCTCCGGTGAAAGACGGTCGCGCAGTTGTGTTCCTAAACTCAATTACTCCTGGAAACTATGGGTTTATTCAGGAATTGGGCACAGCGACAGTCCTTGCCAGTGGTGCAGTTACTGCGGGTGACTTTGTTAACTCAACAACTCTTGGCGTTGTTGTAAGCGGAACGACCACCTATGCCCAAGCTACCATTGGCACGGCAATTGACGCTGGCAGCACTGGCAATTTGTTCAAGATTCAGTTGAACCTTCCGGTGGTACAGGACTAATTGCGATGGGGGATGGGTCGGTTTACCATCCCCCGCGCAATGCCATTGAGCAGTCGCAGCAAGGAGTAATCATGATTCTCACAGCACTCGGAAAAGGCACTGGCGGCGGTCCACTCTATCCAGAATTTGTGGGCAGACGCGGCCTCTTTGTCGGAACCGGTACAGGACCTGCTACTTATAGCGCTTCGACCGGTGATGCGGTTACGCTTGCACTTCCGAATTATTACATTGATGCCATCTGCGGCGGGTTCATGTCGACAGACGGGAGTATTTTTGCGCTAGCCGGTCCGACAGGAACAGGCACGAGGCAAACGTGGAATCTGTATTACTACGTTGCTTCAACTGGTGCGCAAGCGAGCGGAACAGCGGTTGCCGGAAAGGTATTTCAAATCGCCGCGCTTGTCGGTCAGTTTTAACGAGGTCTTTCCCCCGAAGACAAACCAAACGCCTCTTGCGGGGTCACTCGCAGGGGGCGTTTTGGTAACAAGGGGAAAAGGTAACGGCGGGCAGCGAACGGTTGGCAGTAAACAGGGCATGGGGGCGAGGGCGACATGGCATTTCAAAACATGGTTCAAGAGCTTCTCGGCATCCCTGGTTGCAATCTTGGCTTGGTGAAAACCAAGCTCAATGAAGCCTTGCAGACCATTCAAAATGAAAACGTCTGGAGTTTTCAAATGCAGACGGGCGGGTGGTTGACGCCA